CATATAGATACTTATGTGTACATAAGGAGCGCCTATGCATCACAATCTTATCTCATACAATAGTTTGAGACCTTGGTTTAACATTGAGAAAGAGACATCTTTCGGAAGTTCAGTTGATGATTATTTTGAATGTATTTCAGAATGCGATACCAGAGATAAAACGTGTGTCACCAACTGTAGAGTGCTGCTAGAATAGGAGGAGATCCGAAGTGTAATTGGGGGGTTCACCGCTCCCCTATTTTTATGTCTGCTATTATAATTAGTAGTGTCGCCTTCGGGGACAAAATTACAACTCGCTTACTTAAGGAGAACTATGATGAGCATACAAAGGTATCGTGCTGCCGATCTTGAGAACTTAATGGATCGCATCACAAGAAATAGCATCGGGGTTGATGACTATATCAATAAGTTTTTTAACGAAACTCAACAAAATTACCCTCCATACAATATAATACAAGTAAATAATTCAGAGTCTGTGCTAGAAATTGCACTTGCTGGATTTAAAAAGAAGGAGGTCAATGTCTACACCGAATACGGAAAACTTTTTGTTGAGGGAAAGAAAGAAGAGAAGAAGACAGAATCCGAGTATTTCCATCAAGGATTGGCTCAGAGATCTTTCAAGAGAGCCTGGGCATTATCAGATGATTTTGAAGTCAGAGATGTCAAATTTGAAGATGGACTCCTTACCGTCAAATTGGGTAAAGTAGTTCCAGAACATCATGCAAGAAAAGAATACCTCTGAGTATCAACATCCAGACTTTTATAAAAGTGCAAATGGTGTGGTATATGAAAAAAATCAAAAGATAACATATCCACACCTTTACGCTGTGTTTTTATTAGACTCTCATAATACAAGTTGGTTTTATATAAGAGAAGATAAAACTTGTTATTGGCAACATAGTCGCAAAGAACTTGACGATGACATCTTTGTAGATGCTGATAACTTACAGATGGACTTATTTGGAAAACCAGTGTTATCAAAGGAGTTTATTATGAAAGCAATACTTTAGGGATCTTGACGATCCCTTTTTTTATTGGTATAATATAGTATAAAAACTAGATTAAATGACAGTCAAACTAGTAATGTTGAAGTCGGGTGAGGATATCATCGCTGACGTAAAGGAAATTAAATCTAATGAAGAGGTCATTGGATATTATTTTAATGATCCTTTGATTGTAAAAATGTATGAAGCAGATCAACCTGTTACCCTAAATGAAAATTCATCTACTACAAAGTATTCATCTAAGGTTGGAATAACTTTCTTTCCTTGGATTCCATTAGCACAAGATACTAAGATACCTTGTTCGGCTGATTGGGTAATTACCATTACAGAACCATTAGACAACTTAAAAAAACTTTATCAGGAGAGATTAGATGGCAGAGGAGAAGATGATCAAACTTCTATTATTATCAACGGATGAAATGATAATCTCAGAAATTTCTGAGGTTCCAGCAGAATTTGGTGATCCTAATTGTAAACTTGTAAATCCATGTTATACTGATACTATGGAAAGATGGTTAGGAAAATACACTAATCAAAAAGAAATGATGATTCATTCTGATAAGATCATAACAATCACAGATCCGAATGAAGAATATTTAAAAAAATACATTGATGCAACTTCGTGAAATTTTACACAAACATTCAACTGATTGGTAATCAATTCTTAATTCGTGGATATGAAAACGGACAACATGTAACTCATCGTGAAGAATGGAAACCAACTTTGTTTGTTCCTTCCCGAAAGAAAACAAAATATAAAACACT